CTCAGAATCACAGGTAAGAGAGATTCGTGATATACTTGCTACATACCATATTGGTAGACCAAGAAAAGACAATTTAATAACAAACGATATCACCCCTAGCAAGCAAGAGTTGACACGAAGAATGGGCGATGGTATACTTACATATACGAGAACTGAAGATGGACGATTCATTCCTATCTGGTCTGAATCTATTTAACGAAGGGTATGAAATGTCAGACAGCAATTATGTAGTAACGAATGAACCAACAAAGGTATCTGTAACGCTTGGATACACATTAAATCTAGGAAATTTTCAATCACTAAGACTTGATCTTGGAGTTGTAGATTCACGTAAAAATGAAGAAAATGTTAACCAGGCATTTGAGCGTGTGTATAAGTTTGTAGAAGATAAGTTAACTGAAAAGATTAACGAAGCAAAGTCTGAAATAAACGAGTAATGGCTGAACGCAAAGACCGTATGGCTTTGCTTTCAAGATACAGCAAGTATCATACCGCAAGGTACGAGTCAAAGCCATCACTTAATCTAAACGTAGAGCAGTGGGCCTCTGATGGCCTTGTAGAGTCATACGGACTTTCTGGGTGTTACGATATACTTGAGTATTACTTTTCAGTTGCAGAGAATCCGTCGTGGAACTACTTTGCTTATAACGCAGAAAAAATTTTACAGGCACAAAAAGATAAAAAAAGAGACGATGAAGAGAGAGCAGAGCGTAGAAGAATGGCAAAGGAGTGGCTAAGTGAATAATACAGAGTCCAAACTAATTACTGCAGTTCTTCAAGACAAGCAGATTCACGTTCTTTTACAGGCAAACGTAGACAACTTGCTCAGAACTCATGGAGATATCTGGAACTTTATCAGGCTATACTTTGAGAATAACAAGTCTCTTCCTCCTGCAGAACTTGTAACAGAAAAGTTTAGAGACTTCTCACCAATAGACAATGTTGGTGCAACTAAGCACCATTTAGAAGAGTTGCAGGGCGAATACTTAAATGACAGCCTAAAAGATATATTAAGGTCTGCTGCAACTAATGTTCAGAATAACCAAGGCAATGTTGCACTAAATGATTTAATTACACAGACATCAGAGTTAAAGAAAAATACTTCAGCAATTCGTGACATTGATGTAACAGACTTAGAGTCTGCAATTGCATACTTTGAAAACCTAAAGATTCAACAGGCAGCAGGTCATGTTGGAATTAAAACAAATCTTCCAGGATTCGACAACTATCTTCCTTCTGGAATTATGCCAGGGCAGTTAGGAGTCTTCTTAGCATACCCAGGTATAGGAAAGTCCTGGATGGCTCTTTACTTTGCTGTACAGGCCTGGAAGCAGGGTAAGACACCACTTGTAATCTCTCTTGAGATGTCTGAGACAGAAGTTCGTAACCGTGTCTTTACAATTATGGGAGAAGGACTTTGGTCACATAGAAAACTATCTAACGGAGATGTTGAGTTAGACACTCTTAAGGCTTGGCACGAAAGACACTTAAAGGGTAAGCCAGAGTTTCATATTATTTCAAATGACCAAGGTGGAGAAATCAACCCATCAGTTCTTCGTGGAAAGATTGACCAGTACAAGCCAGACTTTGTAATCGTTGACTACCTTCAGTTGATGGCTCCAAACCAGAAGTCAGATAATGAAACTGTACGAATGAAGAACCTTTCACGAGAACTTAAACTGATGGCTATTGGTGAAGAAGTTCCTATCATTGCTATCTCATCTGCTACACCAGACGATGTCAATGATCTTAGCGGTGTGCCAACTCTTGGACAGACAGCATGGTCGAGACAGATTGCCTACGATGCAGACTGGGTTATTGCCTTGGGCCGTGCATCCAATAGCGACATTATTGAGTGTGCTTTTAGAAAGAATCGTAATGGATTCATGGGAGATTTTTTAGTCCAGGTTGATTTTGACAAGGGATACTACAGGTACAAAGATTATGAAGATAAGTAGTTATAATATGGTATGTCGAAAAGTAAGGAAAATATTCCGCCTACCTTCTATCATCATAAGCCTATCAAAAAGTTTTACCTTGATGGGGTTATACATGATGAGTCAGCACTTGGCAGACTTAAGGAAGAGTATGTTAGACTCCTTGAGTCAGAGATGCGACTTTCGGGGTATGTTCCAAGAATCGATATATTACCAGACTTTACATTAGACTATAACCACAATAAAAAATATTTTGAATTTCAGTTAACAGTACACGGAACATATACGGGGAGAAAACAAAGCGAATGGATAGCAGGAATAGACGGAAGCACAGCAATCTATACACAAAAGAACAAATCAAAAGAGTTCTCACAGGAACAGGTGTAACGATTGAGTCTGAGGTTGACTCAGACTATATTATTTTTTGTCCATATCACAACAACAACAGGACCCCAGCGGGAGAAATAGATAAAAACAACGGAACCTTCTTTTGCTTTGCATGCCACCACGTAACTGGATTTATCGAATTTGTTATGCACATGTCAAACAGGACATACTTTGAGGCTGCAAGATTTATAAAGAGCAAAGAGACAGATACAAGTATTGAAACAGACATTGACAGGGCACTATATAAAAAGCCAGAGTTTACAATGTTTGACGAGTTAGTTCTTAAGCGTCTACATAATAACCTTTTATCATCTGATAGAGCAAAAGATTATTTTACTTATAGGAAAATAACAAAAGATTCTGCTTCTAAATTTTCTTTAGGGTATTCAGATAAACAAGATATGGTTACTGTTCCAGTTCACAGTCCAGATGGCTTACCAATTGGGTTTGTTGGCAGATCGATTGAAGGTAAGGAGTTTAAAAATACTCCAGGACTTCCAAAGTCTAAGACATTATTTAATTTGCATAGGGTAAAAAGTTCTGGAACAGTTTACGTTGTTGAGTCATCATTTGATGCCATCAGGCTTGATCAGGTAGGACTTCCTGCTGTCGCTACACTTGGATCAAATGTTTCTAATATACAGATAGAGTTGCTTCAAAAGTACTTCAATGATATAATTGTTATTGCGGATAATGATGAAGCAGGTGGAAATATGAAAACCAAGATAGTTGAAAAACTTGGTTCTCGTGTATCCGTAATACAACTAAATAAAGAATATAAAGATATAGGCGACATGGACGATAAGTCAATTAAAGAACTGGACTTCCAGTTTGACAAATCAATACAGTCTATGCTAAACTAACATAACGACACAAAGGAGAAACACATGGCAATACTAAGAGGAATCAAAGAGATGGGCCCAGTACTAGATGGCCCAAAGGGTGGCGACGGCCCAAAGGTTAAGTGGCTAAAACTTGCAGACGGTCAGTCTGTAAAGATTAGATTTTTAGAAGAACTTGACGAAGACTCAGCAAACTACAATGCAGAGCGTGGTCTAGCAATCGTTGTATCAGAACACACAAACCCAAAGGACTACAAGCGCAAGGCTGTAGACACAATGGATACAGAAGGTCGTGACTGGGCTGAAGAAATGCACCGCAAGGATCCAAAGGCTGGCTGGAGAGCACGTCTTCGTTTCTATTGCAACGTTCTTGTAGACGATGGCATTGAAGCACCATATGTTGCAATCTGGTCAATGGGTATCAGCAAGCAATCATCATTCAACACAATTCGTGAGTATGCACTTGAAACAGGAAGCATCTCAAATGTACAGTGGAAGTTAAAGCGTAATGGTCAGGGAACTGAAACTAACTACACACTAATTCCATCTGCACCAGACAAGGAACCATTTAACTGGGGAGACATTAAGCCTTACCCACTAGAATCTGCACTACGCAAGGTTCCTTACGCAGAACAAGAAGCGTTCTATTTGGGCTTTGATGGCCCATCTGCCACTTCAGCAACAAACGCTGATTGGTAATATGAACTACGTCGGCTTACATGTCCATACCCATTTTAGTTTATTTGATGGGATTGCTACTCCAGAAGAATACGTGAACCGTGCAGTTGAGTTAGGGATGCCAGCAATTGCCATCACTGACCACGGTACTTTATCTGGGCATAGGGAACTGCACCGTATTGCAAAAGCAAAGGGCATTAAGCCAATTCTAGGTCTAGAAGGATACATGTGTGCAGACATATCTGATACACGAGATAAGTCTGAAAGAGAAGGTCAACAAGACCTTGTCTACAACCACATTATCCTTCTAGCCAAGAATCAAATTGGTTTGGAAAACCTTAATAAGATTAGTGAACTATCTTGGACAGATGGTTTCTTTAAGAAGCCAAGATTTGATTTTACTATATTAGAAAAATATAAAGAAGGAATTATTGTTTCTTCTGCTTGCCCAAGTAGCGTTTTAGTTAAAGCACTTGAGGAAGAAGAGTTTGCTCTTGCAAAGAAATACATCTCTTGGTTTAAAGAGCGCTTTGCTGATGACTACTACATTGAGGTTATGCCTCACAATGAAGCACACATAAATAAGTATTTAATAGAACTTGCGGATGAGTTTGATATCAAAGTTATTGTTACACCAGACTGCCACCATGTTGACCCATCACAAAAAGAAGTTCAAGAGTTTAAGTTGCTTATGAACACACATGGTAAGTTTGTAAAAGATACAACATATGAAAAATCAAAGAAAAAAGGCAACATGATGCAGCGCCTTGATTATCTCTATGGCGAAGACCGTCAGATGTCATTTAATAAGTTTGACATCCACCTTCTATCTTATGAAGAGATCAAAGCAGCCATGGAAGCGCAGGGTATTGATAGACCAGACATCTACTCAAACACACTCCTATTAGCAGAGACAGTAGGAGACTATGGCATTCAAGAAGGACTAAACCTTTTACCAGTACAGTATAAGAGTCCTGACAAGGAACTTGCAAAGGCTGCATTGGAAGGTTTGGTAGAGCGAGGTTTGTCAGAAAACCAAGAGTACCTTGATAGACTTGAAGAAGAGTTGCAGATTATTAAGGATAAGAAGTTTGCGCCCTACTTCCTTGTTGTAAGTAACATGATCAACTGGGCCAAGAAGGAAGAGATTATGGTAGGCCCAGGTCGTGGCTCATCTGCTGGTTCTCTGGTTTGTTATGCATTAAAGATTACAGACATTGATCCTATTGAGCACAATCTTTTGTTCTTCCGCTTTATTAATCCAGAGCGTAACGACTTCCCAGATATCGATACAGATATTCAAGATACTCGTCGTGAAGAAGTTAAAGATTATCTTGTTAGACAGTATCGACATGTTGCATCTATTGCCACCTTCCTTGAGTTTACAGGTAAGGGAATTGTTAGAGATGTTGCACGAGTATTAAACATTCCTCTATCAGATGTTAATAAGGTTTTAAAGACTGTAGATACATGGGATGATTTCTGTACATCAAAATCAACATACGAGTTTCGTGAGAAGTATCCAGAGGTAGAGGTTTACGGAGAACAACTTCGTGGTCGAATTCGTGGCACAGGTATTCACGCTGCTGGTGTTGTAACTGCAAAAGAACCAATCTTTAGGTATGCACCACTTGAAACAAGATCATCTACTGGGTCTGACGAAAGAATTCCAGTAGTTGGTGTTGACATGGAAGAGGCTGAAAGAATTGGTTTAATTAAGATTGATGCGCTTGGTCTTAAGACATTGTCTGTTCTTAAGAATACAATTGATATTATTAAAGAGCGAGATGGAAAGAAGATCGACCTTCTTAAGATCAAGATGGATGATGCAAATGTTTATCAGATGCTATCTGACGGATATACAAAGGGAGTGTTTCAGTGTGAAGCAGCACCATACACAAACCTTCTTGTTAAGATGGGTGTCAAGAATCTAAATGAACTTGCAGCATCAAATGCTCTTGTTCGTCCAGGTGCAATGAATACTATTGGTAAGGACTATGTTGATCGTAAGCATGGTCGTCAAAACATTTCCTATACTCACCAAGTACTAAAACAATTTACGGAGGACACATATGGCTGTATTCTTTACCAGGAACAGGTTATGCAAGCATGCGTACACCTTGGCGGTATGTCCATGTCGGAAGCAGATAAAGTTAGAAAAATCATTGGCAAGAAAAAAGATGCTAAAGAATTTGATCAGTTTAAAGAGAAGTTCGTAGAGGGTGCATCTAAGTTTATTGCTCCTAACGCTGCTCGTGATCTATGGCATGACTTTGAGGCTCACGCAGGGTATTCATTTAATAAATCTCACGCAGTAGCATACTCAACGCTATCCTATTGGACAGCATGGTTAAAGTATTATTACCCACTTGAGTTTATGTACTCAGTGCTAAAGAATGAAAAGGACAAAGATGCAAGAACTGAATACCTTATTGAAGCAAAAAGAATGGGCATTAGCATTAAGTTACCTCACATTAACGATTCGGATATTGATTTTAAGATTGAGGGTAAGGGCATTAGGTTTGGACTCAGTGCTATCAAGTTCATATCTGACAAGATTGGTGAGAGATATATCTCAGCACGACCTTTTAGTTCATATAAAGAACTCGAAGAGTTTACCTTTACAAAAGGAAACGGAGTAAACAGCCGTGCACTCCAGGCACTAAAAGTAATTGGTGCAGCAACATTTAATGATAATCCCAGAAATGATCAGGAGATTAAAGAGAACCTGTATGAATACTTAAACCTTCCAGAGTTTAATATTACAATACCTTCTCATTATTATGCGTTCATTCAGGATATTGTAGACTTTGAAGAAAAAGGATCATACATTTTTATGGGTATGGTAAAATCTATTAAACGAGGAACAGGATGGTCACGAGTTGAAATTTTGGACAAAACTGGCAGTGTCGGTATATTTGATGATGAAAATACAACTATTGAGACAGGTCGTTCTTATCTGGTCTTGTGTAATGATAATAGGATTGTTTCTTTCATACCTTCAGATGAGATAAAAGAATCATCACATGCTCTTGTAAAGTTCTTAAGTTATAAGCAACTTCCATACAAAGATGATGAAATGTTTGTAGTCTCTTTTAAACCAAGAGTTACAAAGACTGGCAAGAAGATGGCATCTCTTACACTTGCAGATACAAGTAGAGATCTGCATTCTATTACAGTTTTCCCTACATCTTTTGCAAAAGCGTACATGCATATTGAAGAAGGAAAATCTTATAAGTTTGATTTTGGTAAGACTAAAGACGGAACCGTAACATTGGAGGATGTACATGTCAGTTAGTATAGAAGAAGCGTTAGCACAACTTGACCCAAAGTTAAGAAAGAGATTGGGTAGCGGGGTAGGAGTTAACTATGAGTACCAGCCTACACCCAGTTTTGGTTTGAACCGTGCCTTGGGTGGTGGGCTTCCTTACGGCAGACAAGTCCTTATCTGGGGTTCTAAGTCTTCTGCAAAGTCCTCTATGTGCCTTCAAATGATTGCTTTAGCACAGGCAGAGGGCAAGTTGTGTGCATGGATTGACTCAGAGATGTCGTACTCAGAAGAATGGGCTAGAACTCTTGGTGTAGATCCAGAAAAACTAATCTACTCACAAGCAAGAACTATCAGTGACATGGTAGATGTTGGAGTAGGGCTGATGAATGCTGGAGTTGATTTAATTGTGGTAGACTCTATTACATCTATGCTTCCTGCAATTTATTTTGAAAAGGACACAGATGAAATGAAGGCTTTGGAAAACACAAAGCAGATTGGAGCAGAATCCCGTGACTTTAGTAACGCATGGAAAATGCTTAACTATGCAAACAATAAAGTTAAGCCAACTTTGCTTGTTCTCATTTCTCAGTCTCGTAATAATATTAATGCTATGTATACTAGCCAGCAGCCTTCTGGTGGTCAGGCTACTAAGTTTTATTCCTCATGTATTATTAAACTCTTTTCTTCAGAGTCAGACAATCAAGCGATTAAGGGAAAGATCAAGGTAGGAGATAAATTAATTGAAGAAAAGATTGGTAGAACTATTAAGTGGGAACTTCAGTTCTCCAAAACCTCTCCAGGGTTCCAGTCTGGTGAGTACGATTTTTATTTTAGAGGTGACGATATTGGTCTTGATACCATTGGTGATTTGGTTACTACCGCAGAATTAAACGGCATTGTAGAGCGTACAGGTGCCTGGTACATACTTCCTGATGGAACAAAAGTGCAGGGCAAGGAAGCGTTTGTTAATCGTGTAAGAGAGGATCTTGACTTGCAAGAATCAATCAAGGCTAAACTAAATGGCTAGTTATACAGTTTATAATGGAAAGTTTGTTTGCCATGAATGCAAAGCAGAGGTTAAATCTTTAAGGCTTTATGCAGATACAAAAACTGCAACATGGATGTGTCCAAGTAAACACCTAAGTACTGTTAAGTTTGGAAAGCAGAAATGGAAGGGTAATGACAGAGAAGAGTGAGTCTAAGAGAATAGGTGCTAAGCAGCACAAGAACTCTGGTCGCAATACTCAAAAGGGAGATGCTTCCTGGAAAAACTTTGTTGTAGATTTTAAAGAGGTTGGAAAATCTTTTACTTTGAATAAAGAGGTTTGGGCTAAGGCAACAACAGATGCCATGAAGAATGGCAAGGACCCAGCCATCGTTGTGGTAATGGGCGAGGGTAATGCAAAGGTAAGACTTGCTATAATTGAGATGAGTATTTTAGAAAACATGGTGGAGGAATAATGGAACAGCAGGGAACAACAATAGATATGGTAAACGGTCTTGCAGAGATTGCAGACTATATGGAAGACGAAGAACTAACAGTTGCACTAACAATGATTGCTAAACTAATTATAAAGCCAGACATCCCAATTAATGTTGCTCACGTAGAGATAGTGCGACTTCAGGCAATTGCTGCAAAAATGGCTTTTAAGGCTACATGGATGGCAAATGTTGACAAGTCAGATCGTGGAAAAAAGAATCTTTATTATACGGCAGCAGAGTCGCTTAATAATTTAGTGTCTGCACTCAAATATATTACACGCTAATCTGCTATACTTATACTAATAGAAACGAGTAAAAAATGACAAAAAGTTTATTGCAACAGATTATGGTAAAGCAGGAAAAGCCACCAGTACACTCAATAGATGTTGCTGGCTTGACTGAAAAAATTCAGTCTGGTTATACTGTTAACCGCATTGACAAACAGACACAGAAGAAGACTTTTGCACCATCTACAATTGCCTACGGGCATGGAGAGTGCCCAAGATATTGGTACCTTGCTTTTGATGGTCAGATGTTTGAAGATGATGCAACACCATATAGCGCAGCCAATATGACTGCAGGAACAAAATCACACGAAAGAATTCAGGAAGCAATGAGAAATGTTCCTGATTTTCTTGTAGACGAAGAGTTTAAAATAACTTATACTGATCCGCCAATCTTTGGCTATGGAGATGTTATGATTAATTGGCAGGGAGAAGAACTCCTTGGCGAAATTAAAACAATGATGAATGAAGGTTTTGAGTACCGTAAGGCACATATGAAACCTAAGACTGGACACCTTGTTCAGTTACTTATTTATATGAAGATTCTTAAGAAAGCAAAGGCTGTTCTTATTTATGAAAATAAAAACAATCACGAGTTGCTTATTCTTCCAGTAGAAGTAAATGATTATTATCGTCGGTGGGTAGACCAGACGTTTGAATGGATGAGATCAGTTCGTAAGGCTTGGGTCGACAGAACTCTGCCTGAAAAGAACTATCGTTCAAATTCAAAAATTTGCAAATCATGTCCTATTAAAAAGGCTTGTGCAGATGCTGGCAAGGGAGACTTTAAACTAAAGTCCTTGGAGCCTATAGATGAAGCATTGTCAATGGTGTGATAAACAATTTAAAACAGATATAGCATATCAAATATATTGCTCACCAGAGTGTAGAGACATGGCAACAAAAGAAAAAATTGCTGCAAGGTATATAGTTTCTAGACGACAAAAAAGAAAAGGAAAGGAAAGAAATTGTAAGTCATGCAAAGAGCCTTTGTCAATATATAATGACGAAACTCTTTGCGTAAAATGCAATGTCAACCCTTCAGATGTAGCAAAAGCGTTAAAAAAAATTAAGGATAATTTAAAATGAAATTAGCAGAGGCAATAGGAACTAAACCTCCAAAAACTATTTGTGCTATCGATGCAAGCACTAATAGTCTTGCCTTTGCTATTTTTGATACACAGGAAAAAACATTAAAGTCGGTAGGCAAGATTAACTTTAAAGGCAAGGACACTTATGAAAAGGTTATGGATGCTGGACAAAAGGTAAAGGCCTTTCTTGATATATACGAAGGGTTTGAGGCTATCGTCATTGAGCACACAGTGTTTATGAATAGCCCTAAGACTGCTGCTGATCTTGCTCTTGTACAAGGCGCTATTCTTGGAGCAGCAGGACAGTCTGGTACGAAGGTTATAGGAAAGGTAGCGCCAATTACTTGGCAGAACTTTATTGGAAACAAGAAGATATCTAAAGATGAAAAACTATTTATTAAGTCACAAAACCCAGGGAAGTCAGAGTCATGGCTTAAGTCTTATGAGAGAGAACTAAGAAAGCAAAGAACAATTAGTTTTATTAACATGCAATACGACAGAACAATAACAGACAACGATGTGGCAGATGCCTGCGGAATTGGTCATTGGGCAATTAAGAATTGGAATAAAGCAGTAGGGTGGACTGAATAATGCCAGAGTTAAATGCAAACATACCACCAATAAATTGCTATGTGCGTGGAAACTATTTAAGAAATCACCAAGATAGCCACGATAAATACTTTGAGTGTGTTGTTTTTGGTGTGTCAAGTTTGAAGTCCAGAAGCCCATTGTTCCACATTATGATGCCAGATGGTGGACTTTGGTGGAGACTTCCAATCTCTGCATTTTGTACTGAGCCAGGAGTACCTGAAGTAGATCTTCACAATTTAGTTTTGTGGAATTCTTTTAGCCATCACATTGCAGTAACTCGGTTTGAAAATTTAACTAACCTTAGAATGTCTTACATTGATAGAACAAAAACAATGCATAAAGGAACCTATCTATTCACATTAGACTGGCACAATCCAGATACAAATGTTTTAGATGACGGCTACTCCGAAAGCCCTGCAGACCATAAATGTGGGCATGTTATACAAAGAGATGATGGGAATTTTGCCATTCAGCCTAACAACAGAGTTCGTATTTATGAGCCATCATTTACACTTGAAAAAGAATACCTGATTGATAGAATAATTAATGAGAGAAAATATGATGTTGAAAATCAGGATAAATGGATTATGGAAAACTCTAATAGATTTAATTATGATATAGAAGAGAAAGGGGTTGACAATTAATACCGTGGGTGCTAAACTATATACAAGCGAAGTCTATATGCGTAAGAGATATCTTGTGGATAAAAGGACTCCAGAAGAAATTGCTAAGGAGTGTGGTGCTAGTGTTGAGACCATCTATGTCTACCTTGCAAAATTTAAATTAAGGAAATCAAAGCGATGAAAAAGATTAAGTATATGCTTTTTATATTATCATTAGTAGCAGCAGTTGGTATCTCCTATGCCACTGCAACACTGCGTAATATGCCAGAAGCGTTTGACTGGGAGGAAGATGATGAGTGAAAACCTGAACATAACGGTTGACCAAGTTAACCACCCAACACACTACACAACAGATCCTTCTGGGGTGGAATGTATTCAGATTACACGCCATCGCAACTTTAACATTGGCAATGCTTTTAAGTATCTTTGGAGAGCGGGTATCAAGGATGAATCAAAAACTATTCAGGATCTTGAGAAAGCAATCTTTTATATTAAAGATGAGATCAATAGATTAGAAGGTAAGTATGTCAACTGAAGATGATTTAGTTAAGCACCTTGACCAGGTTAATCAGGTAGTAGAAGAATACCTAAAGGGCAACGATCCAACAGCAATTTCAAAGCAACTTGATATACCAAGACAAAGAGTGGTTACACTTATTAATGAGTGGAAAGTCATGGCATCTGCTAACGATGCTATCCGTGCTCGTGCTAAAGAGGCATTAGCAGCAGCAGACACACACTACAGCAAGTTAGTCTCTCGCACGTACGAAGTTATTGATGAGGCATCAATGACAAATAATCTTAGTGCAAAGACTGCAGCAATTAAACTTGTAATGGACATTGAGTCTAAGCGTATTGATATGCTACAAAAGGCTGGACTTCTTGAGAATAAAGAACTTGCTGAAGAGATGATGGAAATTGAAAAGCGTCAAGAGATTCTTGTTCTTATTCTAAAAGATATTGCCTCAGAGTATCCACAGGTTCGTGATGAAATTATGCGTAGACTTTCTGCATTTGCAAAAGACAATGAGGTGATTACAGTTGTCCACGATGTTCAATGAGTTTCTTGAAGCACTACAGGACGATCATTTTAATGAGATACCAGTAGACGCAAGAACATTTGTTGAAGGTGAAGCATACCTTGGACAGCCACCACTGTCTGACATTCAGTATGACATCGTAGAGGCCATGAGCCAGATCTATCGCAAAGAAGATCTCATTAATATTATGGGAGAAGAAGAAGGAACAAGATACTACGACAAGTACACAAAGAACGAAATCATTCTGCAACTTGGCAAGGGATCTGGAAAAGACTTCACATCAACCGTAGCATGCTCATACATCGTATATAAACTTCTATGTCTTAAAGACCCAGCAAAGTATTTTGGTAAGCCATCTGGAGATGCTATCGACCTAATCAATGTGGCTATTAACGCTCAACAAGCAAAGAATGTTTTCTTTAAAGGTTTTAAATCAAAGATTGAAAGATCACCATGGTTTGTAGGAAAGTATTATGCTAAAGCAGATTCAGTTGAGTTTGATAAATCAATTACTGTTTATTCTGGTCACTCAGAGCGTGAGTCACATGAGGGACTAAACCTTCTTCTTGCAGTGCTTGATGAGATTTCTGGTTTTGCATCTGAGGTTGGAACAGGTAACGAACAAGGCAAGACTGCTGACAACATCTATAAGGCTTTTCGTGGATCAGTAGACTCTCGCTTCCCTGACCTTGGTAAGGTTGTTCTTTTGTCTTTCCCAAGATATCCAGGAGACTTTATTTCAGAAAGATACGAAGATGTTATTGCTGAAAAAGAAACTATAGAACGAACACATAAGTTTACTATCAATCCATTGCTTCCAGAAGACAGTGCAGACAATTCTTTTGAAATTTCTTGGGACGAAGATCAAATCACATCATACAAATATCCAGGAGTATTTGCATTAAAGAGACCTACATGGGAAGTAAACCCTACACGTAAAATTGATGACTTTATGATTGCATTTTTAACAGACCTTGGAGATGCTATGATGCGCTTTGCATGTGTACCAACTTTTGCTTCTGATGCATTCTTTAAACAGGCAGACAAGGTAAGAGCATGCATGACACTAAGAAACCCAGTAGACACTTTTAAAAGATTTGATGAATCATTTAAGCCAGACCCAACAAAGAAGTATTATGTACACGCTGACCTTGCACAGAAACACGATAAGTGTGCTGTGGCTATTGCACATGTGGAAAAATGGGTAAACATACAAGTAATTAATAACTATGAACAGGTAGCACCAATCGTAGTAGTAGATGCAGTAGCATGGTGGGAACCAAAGGTAGAAGGCCCAGTAAATCTATCAGAAGTTAAACAATGGATTCAAAATCTTAGAAGGCTTGGATTTGATATTGGAATGGTTTCTTTTGACCGTTGGCAATCATTTGATATACAAAATGAATTGAAGCAGGTTGGAATGAGAACTGATACTGTTTCTGTTGCCAAGAAACATTATGAGGATATGGCTATGCTCGTGTATGAGGAAAGACTTGCCATGCCAGCAATTGATTTATTATTTGATGAACTAACACAGTTAAAGATTATGAAAAATGATAGAGTTGACCACCCACGCAAAAAGTCAAAAGACTTGGCCGATGCTGTGTGTGGTGCTATTTTTGGGGCTATATCTCATACCCCTAAAAATACAGACAGTGAAGTAGAGGTTCATACTTTTAGAGACAGATCTAAGCGAGTTGACGAACTACCTGAGAACGTGATACAATATAAACCTATGCCAGATGACGTAAAAGACTATTTGGATAGATTAAATCTACTATAAATAAGGAGAAATACCGAATGAATTCATTCAAGAAAATCGCACTAGCCGTGGTTGCAGCCATGACTTTGGGCATGGTCGCAGTAGCACCTGCAAATGCTACAGTAATGACAGTAGCGGTAACGCTAGA